ACGTCTAAAAAAAGTAAGGTCTATTTCTATAAAAGCATTCCGTCTTAAATTTTGGTCTATTGTTTGCTCAAGGTCGGACTCATAAAAATATTGAAATATGTTATTATTATGAGGTGAAGCTGGAACCGTGAAACTTTGCGAAAAGTCGGTAAATACTTTTGAAATATCCGAAATATTTTGAACGCTGGAATTTACACTTATTTGTTCATCGTTAAATAATTCTACTTGAACACCCTCTACAAATAACCCTACTATCCGTTTCATATTACGTTGTTAATTGTGTTGTAAGCAAATTCAAATTCTAATTGATAGTTAATCGTCTTTTGGTTTATGTTCTTGAATAATTCAGTACTTTGTGTTTTTAAAGTAGCTGGATAATTATTAATTAAAATTCGTTCACTTAGCATCAGTTGTTTAAGTAAATCGTTATAGCTTTCGTCTACCCAATCCGTGTTTACCTTAATTGAGTTCTTACCGTTTGTGTTAAAACTTTTTGTTTGACCTTCTAACGTGTTGTAGTTAGGAAAAGTCGATTGCATCAAATTGTATTTCGTGTTTTCAACGCTTAGCGTATTGTTTGAAGCAGCATAAAACCAAGTTCTTTGCCATGCCCCATATTTGTTTACGAAGTCGCATAAAACAGGCTCATAACGACAATTTAAGTTAGGCTTAAAATACCCAGTCCATTTAATCGCGCTTAATGTTCCGATAATTTCTAACTTGTTACCATCAGCATAATAATTAGGGTGAACCCTATAAACGTCACGCATTGCGTTTGTTCCTGTAAGTGTAACCGTTAAAGTTGCTCCAGTTCTTAAATTAGTATATTTAGCATCCCAATTTACTTGACGTTCTAACATAATATGACCGCCTCTGTACGCGTTATTTGTACTCGGGTTAATACTTGAGTCATAAGCATAATAAAAAGTTCCTTGATCGTGTAAAACAACATCGTTAAACGAATAGTTATAACCTTGCTCGTAATACCCGAACCCGTCAAATGCTTTTTCTGTTACCGTGTTTAATAACGTGTAAGTTCCTGAATCTAATTTGTAGCGTTTTATTTCTACGTTACACCATTGTGTTGTTTCGGAAGCTGGAGTAGTATTGTAAATTTCTTGGCGTACATTCCAACTAATATATTCACGAATGTAAGGTGAAATATTGTAGTACGTGTTTACGTTGTTTGAAGCTGGAATTAATTTATCTAAAACATAAGTAGGGTCAGTTGGCGCTGAACCAGTACCGTTCCAAATTCTTAATTCAACCTTTGAACCTTCTTGACCACTTTCGGCTATTGTTACTATATAAGGTGAACGTGCAAAAATACTCATTTTATATTTTTTAAATTTTGATTTAATATTGAATTCAATTCCGTTTCAGCATCTAATCCGTATTTATCTATTAACACATCAGGAAGCTTTTTAAATGCTTTCTCAAATGGCTTAGTAAAAAATAAGCTCGGTTTGATTCCAAACTTAAATATGTTTTTAGCGATTGCAAATTGTAAACCTTTCCTTGTTTGAAATTTACCCTGTGCGTTTCTTGGTGCTATGCCTTTCCGAACTATCCACTTATCCAATTTGCTCGGAGGTGGCATTTTACTTTTATAGCTGTATTCAGTATCGTATTTTTTAAACTTACCTGAAACTCCTTTATCCTGAAAGTTTCCATAAGGCTCCATTTCAAAATAAATGCCTATTGAGTTTTTAAACTCTTTTACTTCTCCCTGTATTGAGCTGGATAACTTACCTGAACTATCTTTGTTTTGGCGTTTAAGTTCGTCTTTTGCTCCCTTAACAACTTCGTCACGGAATTTTTCTAAGGCTTTTAGTGTTTCACTCATTAGCAAATAGTCATTGAGTTAGGAACTAAAATGTCAAGTGTCATCGTCCAACCTGCTAAATAGTTTTCGAACCTTTCAGCAAATGGTTCGCAACTTGCGTTACCGTCTACCATAAAATTGTCAGAGAATAATGCACCACGTCTTAAACTTTCGTAAAGCCTATTTTGAACTGCGAACATTGTATTTAATACATCTTGCTCGTTGTTGTTTCCTATAAACGTGTTTGTGTCTTCGTCTTTTGAGATGTCAACGATATCCATGCAAAGAATACTTACATTAAAACGAATTATGTTATTTTCAATTGAACTTGAGTTAACAATAATATGCGCCAAAGGAAAAATAGTTTGCTTAGATAAATCAACTGCAAAGATGTCACCCTCCGTAATTGTGTTTATAAACGCATCATTATCGAAGTGTCCTTTTAACGTGTCTAATAAATTATAATAGTTACCCATTTTTAAATTTTCTTTTTAATTCGTTATTCTCTATTTCAGTTCTTTGTCGCTCGTAAGTAAGGTAGGTAAGACACTTCCGTATTCCCAATTTGGTAACTTCATCAAACTTTGTAACGTCTCCTTTAGAGAGTGCATAGATTGAATTATACCATCCCCATTGCTTATTGAATTGAGCCCGTTCTGAATAGTCGTTTTGAGTTCCTTGTTCTTCGTCATCTCCACTTCCAAAGAGGTAAGCGAAGCTTGAACTAAGTCGTTTCCTAAATGATAAAAAAAAACCGAAGCAGCCATTGCAATATCCAAGGGGGCGTATTTCATTAACTCCGAGAATTCTTCGGTTCCTGAATATTCCATTATTTCATGAGTGTCTTTCGTCTTTTTGGTTATCGGTCTATATAAAACCGCCATTGCTTTGTGGAATGTTTCAACCTTGCCTATATTGTGGTCTAAGTCTACGTACTCACCGAAGCTCATATCTTCCAAATTAGGAATGAAACCGAACTCCATGTCTTTTATTTTAAACCTTGTTTTGAATTCCGTCTTTTGCTGGAATAACTCATTAAAGTGGTTAGCTAACCCAACAACATCGCTCCATTTTATTTTCAATACTTCTTGCATATTTAAACCACAGAAAATTTCAATCGACTTTTGTGCTATTAACTCCTCATCGTTTGAACCTTCAACTAACTTCATAAACTTTTGATAGTTCATTAAAGGAATTTCACTTAGGCTTGTAGGAATAACTATTTCCGTTTTCATAATTATATAACTTTATATTTGGTAATTGTAGTAAGCTAAGGCAATATCAAACGCTTGCCCTAACATTTTTGTGTGAATTCGTATTTTCATAGGATCATCAAACACTATTTTTATGCGAACACCTTTCTTTTCTTGGATATATTTCTCAACTATGTGCACCATCATCGGGAGGTCATCTGTCATTTGTGTGAATTAATGAATAAAATACTCTCCGTAATGAGGGTTTACCCCTAAAACTTCCATTTCGTGGTAACGTGCTGCGTCTATTGAGTGGTTATTAAAGTCAATAGGCTTGTTTAAACGAACGCCAGTTTTATCCGTGTCCCAAATGTAACCGCGTAGTTCTTTAATTAGATTAACGCTGTTTGACGTTACTAAATATTCTTGGCTTTGCATTATTTGAATACCGAAGTTTATTGAGTCTTTGCCTTTTGTTACGCCTTTTATCGTCTTTCCGTAGCGTCTTATTTCTTCTATTGACTTAGGCTCGGAGCTATCCGCATAAATTGGTACGTTGTCAGGAAGTATTTTAGCAATATCGCTGTTTATCATTCCTGTACGGTAAACAAGTTCATTAAGTATTCTTTGTCCGTTCCATGTATAAACTTCAACTGCTGCCGTTGGGTCGTTCGTGTATCCAAAGTCTAAACCAATACCCACTAAACGAGCATCACTCGGTAACTGATTAATTTGTTTCCAGTTAGAAAATATAACGCCCTCAAGCATTCCTATTTCACCTAAGCCATATACTCGCCACCAATTAGCCCAATACGTGCTTGTAGAGGCTTTCTCACGGTTCTTTTCTATTTGTTCAATAATTGACTTGTCAAGAGCTTCATTATCCTTGTAAGTGAGAATTATAAAGTCTGCGTCGGGTTCGTCTTTTAGTTCCGTATGTACCCAAAATTCATTAGCTGGGTTAAAGTCTAAATAGACGGCTTTTTTTGTACGTATTGCAAGTTCGTTGTAACTTTCAAAGGTTACATTATTACATTCGTTTATATAAAGAATATCACGCCGAGCACCACGTAACTTACTACTGTCATCCGCACTAAAAAATTCAATAAAACTTCCATTTGCAAATTCGTACCGTAGAAGTGATTTATTAAAGCGTTCATCAAAGTAACGCCCAGTATCTTTCATAATGCGTAAGAAGTCCTTTAATGCACCTCTACGCAAGTGTGGTATTGTTTCAGCTACTATACTTATTTCAGTTCGTGGAAATGTAGCCGCCTTTGTTATTAATATCGGTAGGATTCCGTATGTTTTCCCCGCACTTGTTCCTCCTTGAATTATTTTGATTCGTTTTTTTAAAGAGTTTATTTTACGAATCGCTGTTGTTACTATCATACAAACAATTTAGTTTGTGCTGTGTGGTTATTTATTCTTTGCATTGCTTTATCAAAGTATTCTTTGTCAAGTTCACACGCTGTTAACTCGAAGCCGTAATCGTGACAAGCTATTGCTATTGAGCCACTACCTAAATGAGTATCAAGTATTTTATTACCTTGCTTTGCGTATTTATCTAAAAGCCATTTGTAAAGTGCAACTGGTTTTTGGGTAGGGTGTATTCTGTTTTGTTGACTTGGGTGTTTATCAAATTTTTTAGCACTTGAATTAAATGAAGTCCATGCCATTTCAAATTGAGCAAAAGTAACATCCTCAGAAAATCCTTTATCCCATAATAACCAACAAGGCGAAGACTTCAAAAATTCAGTCATATAATTACCTCCCCAAATTATTTGATTTTTACTAACTCTAAATAACTCATCAAAGTATTTTTTTTCAGGAATTGAACTATCGTTACCTGCAAATTTATGATAATCACTTTTTTTATCTCCTTTTCTCCTGCCCATTGAAACATTTACATTAATCCCATAAGGAGGGTCAACTATTGCCAAATCAAAATAGTTATCCGGATACCGAGCCATTAGCTCCATGTTATCCTCATTGGTTATCGTCAGCATCTAATTTGAATAAAGGTTGTTCAATGTTTATTTGTTCAACTTGCTCTTTTAAGTTGTTTAAACGCTGTGTAATGCTTGGATTGTATTGCCCTACCATACCTCCAGTTATTTGGTCTTGGCGTATTTCTTTGCGTATGCGTGAACAGATGGGGGCATATTCATCGTATCTTTTATCTCGATTCTTAAAATAGTCCTCAACACATCCTACTTCATCCCAACAGAATATTTCAAATCCCTCCATTGTTAAAGGGCATTCAAGTGGCTCTGCTCTTTCTTCAAAGTCTTTACCTCCGTACACATATTTTATTCTTGGGTTCGCCTTTACGTTGGCTTTATACTTTTCAAATAGTTCGTAAAGTTGTTCAGGGCTGTTTAAGTTTCTTGGTCTTCCTACTTTTGCCATTTGTTATATATTTTGTTTCGTGTTTTTGTATATCGCCCAATGAAATGCTTTATATTTTCTTGAGCGTTTTTTTTCTCCTTTTGTCATTTGTTCACGCATTTGATTATATAACCATTTACAGTATTTAAATTGTTCTTCATTGGTCATATCTTTAATTGCCGTTCCTTTATATTTTCCAAAATCAATAATATACTTCTCAGATAATTTATCGGATTTTAAACTACCCTCAATCATTTTTTGAACTGTGTTATCGTAGTTTAAATATAAATTATTTTCTCCGTACTTTATTAACCTAATTGCATTACGTAATTGTTCATCATTCAATTTAAACCATTCGCCATTTATACGACTTGTATAAAAACGATCGTGCATATATTTTTCATTAACTCCATTGCCATAACAAATTAATCTAATTTTAGCATTACCAGTTTTAATTTCTTTATAACGTCTTTCTGGATTTATTGATTTTCCTATTTTAAAATAAGCACCATCACTCATTAAATATGTCAATTGTTCATTCATAGTTAATTAGGGTTATATTGATATGTGTTGAATTCGTCTTTTGTTACTGCGTGTATTTCTAAAGAATAAATTTTATAGTCTATAAAAACACAGTAGTTTATTTCTGCTACTTTCATTATTAACCTTAGAGCGTTCCAATCTTGTTTATGTTTATTTGGGTTCATAAATACAATATAATAATCGCTGGTTAATGTTATGCTCAATTTTCGTTCGTGTTTTTGGATAGGTTATCTTCATAACTTGTTGAACAAACTGCTAATCTTTGGTCCGTGTTTTCAAACTCACTTACCATTTTGTCATCGGTCATGCAACGTTGAATGAACTCCGACTTTGTTTCTTCTGCTGTTGGTTTAGGAATTGGCATCTTCGTATGTGTTATAAACTTGTTTTAATTGGTTTACTCTTTCTAAAATACACGATCCGCATGAAGTTGGTTCGTTGCGTACTCCAAACACTCTTGAATGAATTGCAAGTATTGTTTTTTGTTCACTTGGCTTTATTACTTCCGCCTTTTTGTCAAACCATTCTGTTAACCAATCGTATTCAGATTGTTCTAAACACTTCGCCTTTTTGTAAGGAAACAACTCGTTTAACTTTGCTTTACGTTCATCGCATCCGCAATCTTCTCCTAATAACCATTTAGCAACCTTTGCTACTCCAGTTACTTCAAGTACCTTTTCAACGGTATCTCCTAACCCTTTACTTTCAGCTGCTAATATTTCAGCTTTTGTTCGTCTTTTTCTTGCCATGTTTTATTTTATTTAGTTATATACCACCATTGTGGTTCTATTATTTTACCTATATATTCATCGTCTTTGATGTAATCCCCACACCAAAACACATCTAAAACTTTGTATTTTGCAACTTCATTATTTTCTACTTCAGTTACTTCACCTACATAATAACAGTCGCCATCTTCAACATCCCTTATAATATCACCTATTTTGAATTCCATGTTATTTTATTAATTCGTAATCCT